GAAATGAGTTGACAATATCGCATAGCTATTTTCGATGGTCAATAAAAAGGCCGGCGGGATTGCTCCGGCCGGCCTGTATTAGTCGCGGTAATTAAGCGGCGACTTTGTCCAATAGTTTACCGGCGCGACGCTCAATTTCGATCCGGTTATCTTGGTGCGGAATATCACGAGCAATAGCAGTGATCGCTTGAGCCGCATCCCACACTGATTCCATGGGACGGCCTTCCTCTTTAACGTGGCGTTGCATTGCGGCCTTTGCCATGCGCTGAGACAGTCCCGCACGTTTAGTCAGGAAGTCGAGTCTATCGTCGTCAGTTTTGGCCACGTTAGCTGACTTAGCTTTCTGCACGCCTTCCACAAAAGTAGACGTCGCACCAGTCGCAAACGATTGCAGGGCAGGGCGCGCCTCAATGGCGAAACGATCCGGAGCGAACTTAGTGTGGCGAATCTTGATCTCATGGAAATTCTCAACGCCCCATAAGTTGCGATTCATACATACGCCACGCAGGTACATGGCCGCCACGCCGGCGGTCTTACTGCCGGTCTCTGAATTCCACGCATAAAACCCGCGGAACATAAGGTCAGGTTCGCCGTTAGCTAGCTTGCCGACTTCAATCGGATTCCGATCATCAACCAAGAAAACAAAGATATCCCGATCACTGGCGAACAGCGTCGTGGTGTCTTTGGTGACTGGCACTTCCGGATCATAGACGGCCATGCCGTTAGCCCCAGAACCAACCATCATCCCGGGTACTTTCCAACGCCCGCCGCTCGCATCAACCAAGTCTTTGATGGGCTTCAGGATCTCATGATCGTAAATGCGGCCGTAGTCCGCACCAGTCGCCGCACGCAATTCGCCGTGATCGCCCTGACTGTACACCTTAACCAAGTCCCGAGACCGGTTATGTTGCAAGCCCCACTGCAAGCAGTCCGCAACCATCGGGGCGGGCAGGTCTTTGAGATAACCGGCCGGCGCTCCCGCCAGTTGAGCTAACTGACCGAATGACCAGTTGGTTGGCATGTTCTCACCCTCGATCCCGTTTTCATCACGATACTCAATGAACACGTCACCCCTCGATGGATTGTCAGCATCAACAGTGCCGACGATATTCATCTTGTGAGTATCGACGATCCGAGACTTCATTTGACCGGCGTCGATCTTCTTGTGAGCCAACATGTCGTCGAGTGTAAGGAAGCGTTCATCTTCAGGGCGGTTGAACCAGTTAGATGAAACAGCAGAGTTGCCGATACCATGAGCAAAGGCGTTTGTTTGATAAGTTGCCATAACAAAATCTCCCGTAGTTATTGGCCGAGCAAAATTGCTCACTGGTAATAGTCTGATAAAACGCAACGATATGCAAGTAATTTTTTAGAAAATAAAAAGGCCGGTTAGGTTGCCCCAACCGGCCGTGGTTTAGTAAGAACCTTCCCCGTTGTAGACACCAAGCTTTGCGAGTTCAAAGCCGTCTATGTCTGGCAACTCAACTCCGCGTTTAATTAGTTCATCGGTATATGCTCGAAAGTAAGCATGGTTCCAATGGGATTTGTTATGCCCGATGCAACCGTAATCGGTAGCCAAGGCATTGCGGCGGAATTGTTCTAACTGTTCGTTAGAAAGGTTAGTCAAATCACGCATGGTGATTCCTCCCGTAGTTGATTGTTAAGTAGCTTTCTCAGGGGCTTCCTGAGATGACTGAGATTTCCCAGTCATGTGGCCATTATCGCATACCTGATTCGGGTTGTCAAGTTAATTTTTTAAAAAGTTATTTGGGGTTGGGTACAAAAAAGCCCCGACTGGCGGGGCGTAGTGGTTAACGGCGACGTCGCCGCTTCACGGGTTTCTTCTGTGCTTGCTCCCAAGCGTCTTCGCCGTAGATCAACTTCATCACCCATTCAATCAAAAACATTAAACATTCTCCCCTTTGGCGTAGTCCATGATAAAGCCGAGTTTCTCGCACAGTCCGATCACATCTGCCGGCAATTCATATACGCCGTCGTAGTCAACCAGAACGACGCCGTCAAACCACAGACCGCCGCTCCCCCCTTCATCACCTAACTCAGCGTGTTCAAAACCAATCGGTGTTCCCTTTTCATCAAGGTATACCGTCCAGTCTTTCCGAGTTATGTAGCGATTCAAAAGCCCCTCATGGATTTGCATCAGATTCCTCCACTGCGTAAGTGTCGCACCAACCGATGGCTTCAAAGATTTCATGGTCAGTCAGCGATGCGATTCGTTCAACGACAGCCAACCGAACTTGAGCCGGAGTGATATCACGGCCGTCTTCCTGATAAGAAAGGATAGTGAAGGCGATGTCGTACATGTGGTTGTACGCTGTTTGATCTTTCATGACTGAAACTCCCAATCAACAGCCGAATCAATCACGTCCCAATTGATGCCGTAGTTAGCATCAAAGTCGTCACAAATTCTTTCCATGATTGATTCGATCTGATCCATAGTCAGATCAGAGTGACCCATCGCTTCCGCCCGTTCGCGGATATCATCTGGGTACCAAAGGTCTTCAATGACTAACGTGCCATTGCGTTTCACTAATTTACTCATCGCTAATTCCTCCCGTAGTTGTTAGCGAGTTTGCAGATTATGCGATTAACGGAAACAAATCAACCCCCAAAGGCTTTTCCAATCTACTGGAAACCCGCTACGGAATACCGGATCTACCTTGGTGATTCCCTCCATCTTCAGATCAAGAGCATCTGCGCCCTTATAAAGCAAGATTTCTGGAGCGGCCGTTTTAGTTTGTCTTTTTATCAGAATCCATGTTGACGCATGGCTATGAGTATTTAGAAAGGCAACTTGATGTGGCCGCAAGTCCACGGTATTTCCCCGAGTAACTTTCAGTTCAATTAAGTGGAAGCGGCCTTGATCGTCACAAACAAGAAGGTCAGGTATCCCTGCGGTCAGCCAAGTTTCCAACCGCGTTAGGATTATCTTTTGATCAAGCTTCTTCGTCCCTTCCCGAATCTGCTTGTAGAAGTTGCTTTCCGTCGTATTCGTCTTCTTCTTCGTAGCTTCCTCCCACGGGAGTGACATCGACGATGCTTGACTCATAACTCTTTCTCATTTCATCCAGTGCTTTCATGACTTCTTCTTTGCTCATTTGATCAATGGAGCCATGTCTAATTTCTGATTTATTTACATAGATATCGCCATGTGCTTGGCCACGCCGATATTCCGCTTGGACTGCCGCAGAGTAAGCCCCATTCTGCAAAGCTTCATCTCGAATACGCTGAAGGTCTCGCAGATGCCGCTGAAAGTTCACGCCATATTTAGCATCCAGTTCATCACGATATTCTTTGATCGCCGCCACAACGTGGGGACAATATTGAGGGTTAGTCATTTCATGCGCTCGAACATGTGCGCTTGCCGGTGGATAGCCGGCATTGATTGCGGCTTCCCGCATAGTGATCTGGCCGTCATTGCTGACCAGTTCTTTCACAAAGAGTTCTTGCTTCCGCGTGAGCTTTCTTTGTCTCAACTTATCCAGTTCAGCCTTGTTCGCCACTGGATCTCTCTTAATTCTAGGCATTGCCCCTCCGAACAGTAAATAGTCGTATCAGAGTTAAAATATAGCCTTCTTTCTTATATAGAGCAAAATTCAAAAGAAATATTTTTTGCATCTCCCCCCGCCTAACGCACTTTTGATTTATTGATTTCTTGGTTACATATTTGTAGTTACATGGTGTAACAGTTTATGTAACCACTGAAAGTCTTGCTATATAAGGGATAGAGCGGTTCGGTTACACGGTTACACCGGTTACGGCTATTTTTTCAAAAAAATATTTTTCTAATTTCTGAGCCATATAAGTAACGTGTATTTTTTGTAACCAAAAACAAGAAAGCCCCGTGAGCCGTGGACTCCGGAGCTTTCCCCTCTGTTACACAATCTGTAAAAGTTACACCCAAACCGCTCCAAAGAGCGTTTTCTTATCAATAAACCTCGATGCCCACCGTTCGGGGTTCTTCTCAATTTCTTCAGTAATTTTAGGGTGGGAGCATGATCCGCGAAGCCCTAATTGCGATTGCATTAAGAATTGATTTGCTTCATTTCTCCAATAAAGGAGTTCTTCAGAGGGTTCGTCATCGCTTTCGACGTCGAGTTCGTTGGCCATGAACCGACAGAATTCGGCACAGGTATCGACAGTGTATAGACCGTTAAAGTCCAACAGAATTTGTGGAAGTTTTTCCATAATCATTCCCATAGTGTGTTTTGTAATTATAGCAGACTGGAGTCGAAATTGAGTTCGATTCGGTCGCTGATTGTTGGATCGACGCGCTCGATGGGGAAGTGTTCCCCATCGGCGAGGTCATGAACATGCACCGGCAGATCGTCTGGCAGAGTCTCCAATTCTGCGATCAGTTCCTTAACCGTCATCTTCGTCCTCCTTATCTTCTTCGACTTCAAAGAAAGCACAGGCATCTTCGTGAGGCCAAGGCATCACAACGGCCAGTTCTTTTGCCTGTTCTTCGTTTTCTGCCTCAACGACAAAGCTTGGATAATAAGTCGTGACCCGAACGCGGTATTGCTTTTTCATTACCGCATCTCCCGAGGGTTGAACTCTGTTTTGAGTTTCTGCAAGGCTGTTGTTAGACGGACGATATCGTCGAGCGTTAGTGGGTGGTAGCCGTGGCATACCCCATCAATCAACGATTCATGCACCTGATCCAACACTTTCATCGTTTCATCAATCGCTTCGACGCACGTTTTTGGTAGCCGTGTTTCGCGAATCGACTTCACTCGCTTGTTATGCTTGGCCGCCGCTTCGTTATAAGTTTCGATCCATTCATTCTTGTTCATTTCGGTTCTCCCGTGTAGTTGAGATTCGGACATTAGTCGTTTATCGCATACATGTCAACACCCCAGACGAAAAAAAGCCCCGAAAGTCATAGGGAACTAACGGGGCTTTGGAGTCAACTACGGGAATAGTTGTGCAAACTATATCGCTTTATGAGAATTGTGCAAACGTTTTCTTTCACTTTCTCTGGCAATCTCACCCACAAGGCGCGCAAATTCGGTTAGTTCTTCCAGATTTGCAATGTAGCCACGGCAACCGTTCCGCAGGGCAAGTAGTGTTTTGTCTTCATCCTTGACGATACCGGCTTTGACCGCCAACTCATGAATTAAGTTTTGCTTGACGTCCATCAATATCGATCACCGTCATACGGCATTGCATACAGTAACGCCGCTCAGAACCGTGTTCCGTGATCCGCGCAAGGTCTCCGATGCAACGCGGACATTGGTTATTGCGGAGTCGTCTTCCGACTTCGTCAGCCAATTCGTTTTCCAGTGGTTGTGGATTGAGATCCAGTTGTTCTTCACTTGGTTTGCTCATCTCGCATCCTCATTTCCAACCAGAT